CCCTCATACGAACATGGTGAAAGACATCAGCTTTTAGAAATGCATGTTGATGTTGATCTTCCAGGATATGAAGACGAAGACGGAGTAGCGCTTCCGTATGTTATTACGATTGACAAGGGCAATAACGATATTCTTTCTATCTACAGGAATTGGGATGAAGAAGATGTGCATAGACAAAAGCTTCAGCACTTTGTCCACTACGGATATGTTCCTGGAATCGGATTTTATAATCTTGGTCTAATTCACATGATTGGAGGACTAGCCAAGTCCGCTACTAGCTTGCTTAGACAGTTGGTTGATGCGGGTACACTATCCAATCTACCAGGAGGATTAAAGACTCGTGGACTTAGAATCAAAGGCGACGACACGCCTATCATGCCAGGAGAGTTTAGAGACGTTGATGTCCCAGGCGGGGTTATTCGCGATAACATCACCTTCCTTCCTTATAAGGAACCTTCTTCGGTCCTTTATCAGTTACTGGGCAACATAGTTGAAGAAGGAAGACGATTTGCTTCGATGGCAGATCTTAAAGTAGCGGACATGAATCAAGAGGCCCCAGTGGGAACCACTCTTGCGATCATGGAACGAGCTATGAAGGTCCAATCTGCGATTCAGGCTAGAATACATGCCAGCTTAAAGCAAGAGTATAAAATTTTAGCGAAAATTGTGCGCGATTATACAGATCCAGCATATCCTTATGAAACAGAAGACGGTGAAGGAATTAAGGCTGAAGACTTCGATGATCGCATTGATGTTATTCCAGTATCAGATCCGAATGCATCAACAATGGCACAAAGAATTATGCAGTATCAAGCAGCACTGCAGTTAGCACAGCAGTCTCCAAACTTGTACGATATGCCGTTACTACACAGACAAATGATGGAGCTTATCGGTATTCCTAATGCAGAACGGGTAGTTCCGAATCAAGAAGAAGTTCCACCTAAAGATCCTATTACTGAAAATCAGGACATGCTTACACTTTCTCCTGTTAAAGCGTATGAATACCAGGATCACGAAGCACATATGCGTGTTCACATGGCGCTTAAAAATGATCCGCAACTAGCGCAGGAAGTTCAAAATAGCCCTGCGGGTGGCGCAGTAAGTGGTGCATTAGATGCACATGTCCGTGAACACTTAGCATTTGTTTTCCGAAAGCAGATAGAAGAAGAGCTTGGTATCACGCTACCACCTGCAGAAGAGCAGTTGCCGCCTAGACTTGAGTCACAACTCGCTAAACTTGTGGCTGACGCTGCCGATCAAATGATGGGCAAGAAGCAACAGCAACAGCAGGCAGAGGAGGCGGCCCAGCAACAACAAGATCCGATTGTTCAAATGCGTGAACGCGAGGTTGCTACACTTGAACAAGAGCAACAACGCAAGCAAGCAGCAGATCAGGCCAAACAACAGATTGATTTACAGAAGCTGGATGTTGAGCGACAGAAGATTGCGGCCAAAGAACGCACTGATATGGCAGAATTGAGCCTTGAAGAGCAGGCATTAAAGCTAAAATCGGAAATTGAGTCCGAAAAATTAGACGCAGACCTAGAAATTAAGGGGTTTGAGCTAGGACTTAAGGCCAACCAAGACAGAAACGGAAATAATAATGGCCGATAGTGTGCTACGGCTGTTAAAAAAAGCAATTAGAGAGCAGATGAACGAGCTTGCAGACCATTTAGCGATAGGAAATGCTAAAGATATGGAAGATTATCGTAAGATTACTGGTATTATTGAGGGCCTAGCATGGACAGAACGTGAAATTATTGACCTAGAGGACAGAATTAAGGATATGTAGTGACATTAAAGTGGCAATCTCTGGTTCAGCTAGGTAAATATTTCGGTGTCATTGACAAAGAAGATGCCGAAGCCTTTGTTGAGCCAGAAGTAAATGATTTTAAGTTTGATATAGACCATAATGGAGAGCTTTGGGTGTCAGTCCCAAAGAAAAAAAGCAGTAAAAAAGACAAACCTTCTAATTAGAAGCGCGACCGTCCGAAAGGATGCAACAATTTAACGAGAGGTCACATGACTAAGCTCGCGAAAGAAGTAGAAAACCCTGTTATTGATGTCGAAGACATCACGTTTGAGAGAGAAGGCAGTTCTTCTCGCACCGCAACACAACTACCCGTGCCAAAAGGCTATAAGTTATTGATTGCACTCCCCAGTGTAGCCGAAACTACAGAGGGTGGCATCATTAAGTCGGTACAAAGTCAACAAGACGAAGCAATCGCGACTGTTGTAGGCTTTGTATTGAAGATGGGACCCGATGCTTACGCTAATTATGGTCGATTTCCCACTGGACCCTACTGTGAAGAGGGTGATTGGGTAGTTTTTCGAGCATTTAGTGGTACAAGAATCAAAATTCATGGTAAAGAGTTCCGCTTGATCAACGATGATACGGTTGAAGCGGTTGTTGAAGACCCTAGAGGCGTGGAGAGAGCATAATGAGTGAAGAAACTGGAAGAATGGCCGAAGAAGACAAGTTTTTAGGGGTAAGAACCACTATAGAACCGCCTTCAGAGGACGTAGAACAGGCAAAATCTGAAGATTTTGAGGTTAGTGTTGTAGATGACCGATCAAAAGAAGATCAAAGGCATGCTCCACTGGACAAAGAGGGAAATTTACTCAAAAAACAAGGGCAAGACCTTGAAGAGTACGGTGGAAAGGTAAAAGATAGGATTGGTAAGCTAAAAAAGGACTATCACACCGAGCGTAGGGCAAAAGAAGCGGCAGAAGCCGAGTCAAGCGAGGCAGTTAACTACAGTCGTGCCATGCAGGTGGAAAATCAGCGACTTTTGCAACTGGTTCGCAATTCTCAGGCTGCATTAACCGATCAAGCGAAGAGTCGTGCGGCTTCTAACCTTGCTCTTGCAGAAGATAACTTTAAAAAGGCACATGAGTCGGGTGATTCCCAAGAAATAGCTGAAGCACAGAAAAATCTAACAAATGCACAGCTAGGGCAGGCATATGCGCCTAATGTTTCCCAAAAGATTATTGATAACTGGCAGCAGCAAGTAAGACAGCAAGAACAAGCGGCAGCACAGCAGACTCCATACGTACCAGAGGTGCCGCAAGTAGATCCAGACCCAAAAGCGGTGGAGTGGCAGGAAAATAATCAATGGTTTGGTGAAGATACTGAGATGACTAGCTTTGCTTACGGTGTTCACGAAAGACTTGTTAATCAAGAAGGTATTGACCCAGACTCTCAAGAGTACTACGATTTGATAGATCAACGAATGGGAGAAGTTTTTCCATCGCGCTTCAGTAGAGGCAATAATGAAGAAACTATTATTGTTGATACTGCGACGACTCGTAAGACGAGTCCCGTGGCTGCAGCCTCTAGGAATAGTGGCGCATCACCACGCAAAGTAACATTAACACATACACAGGTAAGGCTCGCGAAACGCCTTGGCCTAACTCCGCAGCAATATGCTGCACAGCTTATGAAGGAGAGAAATTAAAATGGCCGAAGAACGCGCACCACGGGAACCGCGGAATTTAGATAGTCGTGAAAACGAATCTAGAGATAAATCCTGGGAACCTGCATCAATTTTACCAGATCCAGAGCCACAAGATGGCTATGTGTTTAGGTGGATTCGTACATCAATGGTTGGCAATGCTGATAACACCAACGTATCTAAAAGATTTAGAGAAGGTTGGGAACCAGTAAGGGCCGAAGACCATCCTGAACTTCAAATTATGAGCGATCATAAATCTGAATGGGGTGAAAAGGGTGGTATTGAAGTTGGCGGACTACTACTGTGCAAAGCTCCACAAGAACTAGTGGAGCAACGTCGTGACTACTACAAGAAGCATGCAGAATCACAGATGCAAGCCGTTGACAATAATTATATGCGTGAGAACGATCCAAGGATGCCAGTTCTTGCGCCTGATAGAAAAACTCGTATAGCATTTGGCGGTAATCGCTAGTGCTTTGATAAACAAATGAACTAAATAGGGTATTATTATGGCTACTTCAGCTTCACCGTATGGAGCTAGGCCCATTGGTACATTAAGTGCGTCAGGCTCGTTTACGGGCAAGACTCGTAATTTACCAATTATCACAACTTATGGAACTGCTATTTTTAATGGCGATTTTGTTAAGATTGCAGCAGACGGTACAGTCGCAAAAGATACTGGGACTACCGCCTTGACTAGTTGTGGTATTTTTATGGGCTGTTCTTATACAGATCCAACAAGTGGACAGAAGACGTTTAGTGACCAATGGCCCGCATCGAATGCAGCAACTGATGCAATGGCTTACGTCTTAGACGATCCGAATGTCGTATTTCAAATGCAAGGTGACGAGGCAGTGAACACCACAGACCGTGGACTTAACGCGTCTGTTGTTCAGACTGCTGGTAGCACTTCGATTGGAAAATCCAAGAACGCTTTGGATGGTTCAACACCAGCTACCAC